TATCAACTGCTGATTTAGCAGATGACGCTGTAACTAGTGCAAAACTTGGAGCTGGTGCTGTTGATACAACTGCGTTGGGAACTGATGCAGTAACAACTGCAAAGATTGGTGCATCTCAAATCACTGATGCAAAGATTGCTACTGGAATTTCTTCATCTAAACTTACTGGTGCTCTTCCAGCATTATCTGGTGCAGCTTTAACAGGTATTGAAGCATCTGGTAGATTTTTGTCTACGCAAGCATTTACTGCAAATGGTACTTGGACTAAACCTTCTGGTGTAAATAAAATTAGAGTTTATGTCACTGGTGGTGGCGGTGGTGGTTATTCTGGTTCACCAAGTTATAACTCTGGTGGTGGAGGCGGTGCTGGCGCCACTTGTATTAAAGTAATTGATGTTTCTGGTATTTCGTCTGTCTCTGTAACAATCGGGCCTGGAGGAAATGGTGGAACAGGAGATAGTTATAATAATAATAGTGGTGGTTCTACCTCATTTGGTTCACACTGTACTGCTGGTGGTGGAGAAAGAGGATTCAGAGAAGATCAAAAAACTGGAACTCTTGGTCATGGTGGTATACCAACTGGTGGCGATATTAACATTCATGGCGGATTTGGTGGAACAGGCGGTGGCGGTGGCGCCACTGATGAACCCCCAGGCGGCGGTGTAGGTGGTTCTTCTTATTGGGGTGGTGCTGGTACAAACGGCAATAATTCCCTTGCTGCTGTTAATTCAACAGCATATGGCGCTGGTGGTTCTGGTGCTGACCATAATGGTTCTGCATCTGCTAATGGTGGTAATGGTAAATCTGGTATTGTTTATGTAGAGGAGTATTCATAATGAAAGCACTTATTCAAAATAATAAAGTTATTGATGTTCAAAAGTCAGAGTTTGAAGTTCACTCTTCTCTTTCTTGGGTGGATTGTGGAGATTCCGTAGAAATTGGTGATTCTTACGATGGGTCAAAATTTACTTCTGGAATAGTTCCTCAAACCTCAGAACAGAAACTTCAAGATTTAAGAAGAAGTAGAGATACAATGCTTGCAGAAACAGATTGGGTTGTTACTATGCACAAAGAGTTAGGAACAAACATTCCTTCTGCTATGAAAACATACAGACAAGCTCTTAGAGATATTACAGATAGTGCAACGTCACTTGATGATGTTACGTGGCCTACTAAACCATCGTAATAAATAAAAGTATAAAAGGATAATGGAAAAATAAAATGGCAGCGATTATTACAGAAAAGTTTAGATTGCACAATGCAGAACAGTTTCAAGAATCGTTCTCTGAAGCAGCTAAATCTACATACTACCTTTTCATAGGTAAGAGTTCACCGTTTACAACCAGTACATCTGGTGGTAACGACAACGCACCCCCAACCCCTAAAGACGATATAACAACAGAATTTTATAAGTGGGATTCAATGCTTGCTGCTAAACTGATTTCTTCTTCTGATGTTTCTTTTGTTGTACCTCGTAGGAACTGGGCAAACAATACTACTTACGACATGTACGAACATGACATAAGTGCAAGTAATACTACAACTAGTGGTGCGTCAAACTTATTCGATTCAACATTCTACTTTATGACTTCTGATTACAGAGTATATAAAGTACTTGACAACAACAACGGTGTAGCATATAGTGGTGCAGAACCTACATCTGAAGTTACAGGCCCATTTGAATTGGGTGGATATACTCTACAGTATATGTACAAACTTACAACTTCAGAAGTTCAGAAATATCTTACTTCAGATTTTATTCCAGTATCAACTGACTCTTCAGTTGGTGCAGCTGCAGTTGACGGTTCAATCGACACGGTTCGTGTGACTGCTGGTTCTGGTTATACAGACGGAACATATTATGCAGCGATTGACGGTGACGGCACAAATGCTGGTGGAGCATCTGGTGGTGTTGTTGAGATTAAAGTTAATGGTGGTGCAATTGTAAAACAAAGTTCAACAGGTTCAAATGTTTATGCAGCTGGTGCTGGGTATACATTTGGTGTAGTTGATTTAGGTACAGTGTTTAGTAACACAGGATTAACCACAGCTGCAAATATCGGTTCTGGTTCTGGTGGTAAAGTAGAACCAATTATTTCACCAAAGGGTGGACATGGTGACGATGCAGTAAAAGAACTTGGTGGACATTATGTAATGATGAACGTCAAACTTGAACAAGCAGAAGGTGATGACTTAACAATCGCAAACGACTTTAGAGAAGTTGGTATTGTTAAAGACCCTTACAATTTTGGTACGACAACAGTTTCTAGTGCGTCTACTCGTAGACAAACATATGCAGTTAAACTTGCAGCAAACCCATCTGCCCCATATGAGATTGATGAAAAGATTACTCAATCGACTACAGGTGCAGTAGGAAGAGTTGTTGAGTTTGATTCAACAAATAACATCATTTACTATTTGCAAGAACAATACGCAAACTATGGTATTGCTTCATCTGGTAATCATGTTCCATTTAGTGGTGCATTCACAATTACTGGTGCAACCTCTGGTGGCGCTGCGGCGGTATCGTCAACAAATTCACAAAACGTAACATTATCTGGTGGTTCAACTTTAACATTTACAAGTGGATATGCTAACCCAGAACTTGCAGCAGATAGTGGACACATTTTATATGTGGAAAACAGACGCCCAATTTCAAGAGCATCAGACCAAACAGAAGATATTAAAATTGTAGTGGAATTCTAAAACATGGAAAAGACAAACCTTAATGTCAGTCCATACTACGATGACTTTACTGAAGATAAGAATTTTCATAGGGTATTATTTCGCCCTGGCTTCTCAGTACAAGCTCGTGAACTGACACAACTCCAAAGTATTATGCAGAACCAAGTCGAAAGATTTGGTCGTCACATGTTCAAAGAAGGAACAGTGGTAATCCCAGGCGCAACTGGTTTTACAAAAGAATACTATGCAGTAAAACTTCAATCATCAATTTCTGGTTCAGACATCTCTGAACAGATTCAAAGTTATGTTGGTAAAAGAATTACTGGTAGAACAAGTGGAGTTGTTGCTGAGGTTGTTCAAGCAGTTCCAGCGACTACTACTGACCCAATTACTTTATATGTAAAATATGTAACAAGTGGTACTGATAACGTAACTACTGTATTTGCAAATGGTGAAAACATTCATGCAAACGGAGTAGTAGGTTCTTTCGGTTCTGGTATTGACTCTGCAACTCTTCAGGCAACTGATGCAACTGCAACAGGTTCTTCTGCAAATATTGAAGAGGGTGTTTACTTTGTTCGTGGACACTTTGTAAAGGTTGCACAACAAAGACTTATTCTTGACAAATACACAGACAGACCATCTTATCGTGTCGGACTTAATGTTACAGAAACCTTAGAGACTCCAGAAGAAGATACATCTCTTTTGGATAATGCACAAGGTTCAACAAACTTAAATGCAAAGGGTGCTCATCGTTTAAAGATTACGTTGACACTTGCAAAACTTTCTCTTACATCAACTGATGATGCAAACTTTATTGAATTGCTTCGTACAGACTTGGGTGTACTACAAGAGAAAGCAAGAAACACAGAATACTCTGTTATCGGTGAAACACTTGCCCGTAGAACTTATGACGAATCTGGTGATTACTCAGTTCGTCCTTTCCAACTTGATATTCGTGAAACATCAAACGATGGATTGAATAATGGTATCTACGACCCAGGCACTATTACTGATGACCAAAATGCAGCATCTGATGATTACTTGACAATTCAAGTATCGCCAGGCAAAGCATATGTGCGTGGTTATGAAGTAGAAACTATTGCACCAAGATACATAGATGTTCTTAAACCAAGAACATTTGAAAATTACAATGCGGCAGTTACTCCTGTAGAGGTTGGTAACTTTGTTCGTGTAACAAATGCATACAGTTCTCCAGAAATATCTCCATTTATATCTGGTGACATTGCAGAACCTTACAGACAAATTGGATTGTTTGATACTAAGACAACTTCAAGTGGTTCTAAATCTGGTACTCAGATTGGTGTTGCTCGTGCAAGAGGATTTGAACATTTCTCTGGTACTGCAAATTCACAGAGTGAGTTTGGTACAAACGCACAATATAACCTATACCTTTTTGATATTAGGATGTTTACTAAACTCACAATGAGTGGTACTCCTTCTGCTATCCCTGTTGCTGGTGATAAGATTACTGGTGTAAGTACAGGTGCATATGGTTTTGTAGTCGCACATGAAGTTAATGGTACAACAGATATTACAACTGGTACAACGATTACTATTGCATCTGTTACTGGTAACTTCACTGCTGGAGAAAAAGTTAAATGTTCTAGTTCAGCTGAAACAGATGAGATACTAGAGAACTCTAGTAATGCAGACTTAACAATTTCAACAGTAAGTGGATTTGACTTTAGTAGAGTTAAACAAACTTACATGCCTTCTACAGATAGTGGTACTGACCCTCATTTTACATCTGATGTTGTTCTCGAAACAAATACAACTATAGCAGGACTTAACACAATTCTTAATGGTGATAAGGATGCAGTTCAAGGTTTCCAGACAGACTATGGAACAGAACTTGAAGTTGGTGATATTATTTCTATCCCTTCTGGTGCAAGTGGTGCTTTGGAAGAAAGAAGAGTTGATTCAATAACTGGACAAACTTTAGACTTAAATGCTGACGTTACTAACGCAGTTTCTTCGGTATCTTTTGTTCGTAAGAGAGCATCTCTTCGTGACCAAAACAAGAACGTACTTCTTCGTAAGTTACAAAAAAATTCAATTAAGACATTAAAGACAGAATTAAATAACGGAGTATCAGACTCTTCAGTTGTTGTTCGTAGGTCTTTTGTTGGACAATCTAACTCATCTGGTGAACTTTCATTCTCTGCTGGTGCAAACGAAACATTTAATGCAGTATCTAATACTGATTATGTTATTACTGTATTAACTGCTGGTACTGGTGGTACTGCTGTTGCAGGCGATAAGATTGATTTAACTAGTAGTGATTTAACAATCAGTGGTGCTGGTACTGGTACTCTTCAGATTGAAGATAATACCGACAGTCCTTTTGGTGACGGTGCAACGGTTCGTCTTATTGCAACAATCACAAGAACTACTGTTCAAGAAAAATCTAAGACAAGAAGTAGAATGCATCAAGTACTTGTACACAATGGTACATCTGGTACAGAAAAGTATGGTACTTCTGGAAATCATAAAGATATATCATTGGGTGTTGCAGACGTTCACAAATTGTGGGCAGTCTTTGATTCAGAAGATGCAACTGCTGACCCTGTTCTTCCACAGTGGACTATTACAGGTTCAAGTGGTAACTTTACACAGGGTGAACTTATTACAGGTGGAACGTCTGGTGCAAAAGCACGAGTTGTTAATACAATTTCTCCTGTAACTTTTGTTCCAATCAATAATACAGATTTTGAATCTGGTGAAACTATCACTGGTGCAGAGAGTGCTGAGACAGCAACTTTAGATACATTTACTGCTGGTTCTAGAATCATAACAAATAACTTTACTCTAGATACTGGACAAAGAGATAACTTTTATGATATTGGTAGACTAGTTCGCAAACCAAATACAATCGCACCTACAGGTAGATTGATTGCAATTTGTGATTACTTCACACATGGTACTGGTGACTTCTTTAATGTGGACTCTTATAGTTCAATTAGTTATAAAGATATTCCAACATATTCAGCAACTCGTGTTGACCCAGAGGTTGCAGAACCTACTGGTGAATATGACTTGCGTGACACAGTTGACTTCAGACCTCGTGTTGCAGATGCTACTACATCTACACAGACTATTCAGAACCAAACAGTTTATAGAGTAACTTCATATTCATTCAATATTGAATCTCGTTCTTTTGCTGGCACTGGTTCATCGACTATTGCAATTCCAAAGGATAACTCAAACTTTATCTATGACTTTGATTTCTACGTTGGTAGAAAAGATTCATTGTTCATTGCTTCTGATGGTAAATTCAAAGTAGTTCGTGGTGCAGATTCAGAAATCCCACAAACACCTAAACCTTTAGATGACGCAATGAAACTTGCAGATATTACTCTGCCTGCATTCGTTGTAGATATTGCAGACGTAACATATACTTCTGTAAATAATCGTAGATACACAATGCGTGATATTGGTAAACTAGAAGCTCGTATTGAGAACATGGAATACTACACTGCATTGAACCTTTTAGAGAAAGATGCAAAGTCTTTACAAATTCAAGATGCAGATGGTTTCGATAGATTCAAATCTGGTTTCCTTGTAGATAATTTTGCTGGACATGCTACTGGTAATGTTAAACATCCAGACTATAGAAACTCTATAGACATGCAGAACGGTGAACTTCGTCCGAAATATTTTATGAAAGGTGTTACTCTTAAAGAAGAAAACACAACTGATACAGCAAGAACAAACGACCAGTATACAAAAACTGGTGATGTAATTACTCTTCCATATACACACAAAGTTGCAGTGGAACAACCATATGCAACTCGTATTGAAAACCTAAACCCTGTTCTATCTTTTGCATGGGCAGGAATTTGTAGATTATCTCCATCTGGTGATGAGTGGTTTGAGACTACTCGACTTCCAGATTTGATTATCAATAGAGAAGGTAACTTCGATACTGTTATGGCACAAAATGCAAACGCATTGGGTACAGTGTGGAATGCATGGCAAACTCAGTGGAGTGGTGTGACAACATCGACTTCAAATACTTGGAGAGACCATTCATTTGGTTCTGCTGCATCTCGTTCAGTTCCAGGCCGTGCGGTTATTAGAACGACAACTGAAACTGAAACTGGAGTACGTTCTAGAAGAGGTGTTAATACAACAGTTGTTGCTCAAATAGATACAGAGTCACAAGGTGATAGAGTTGTATCTCGTGCATTGATTCCTTTCATTCGTGCAAGAAATATTACATTCTCTGTTACTGGAATGAAACCTCTTACAAAAGTTTATCCATTCTTTGACAAATCAAACGTCACTGCATTGGTAACACCATCTGGTGGAAGTGCTGGTGGAAACCTTATCACATCTGCAGCTGGTAAAATTGAAGGTACATTTGCAATTCCAGACCCTAATGTTCAAGGAAACTCTCGTTTCAGAACTGGTGATAGAGTATTCAGATTAACTTCATCTTCAGTGAATGCTATTGCACCAGAACCAGAAACTTTTGCACAAGCAATTTATTCTGCAACTGGTATTCTAAGTACAATTCAAGAAACTATTATTTCAACTCGTAATGCAAGAGTTGAAGTTCGTAACGTATCACAATCAGAAAACACAAGTAGACAAGATACACGAAATGAAGTTGTTGGTTGGTGGGATCCGCTTGCACAATCCTTTATGCCACAGGCAGAAGGTGGTGAGTATATTACTAAGGTTGATACTTTCTTCCAAGGTAAAGACCCTTCACTTCCAGTTACTATTCAAATTAGAGAAATGGATAATGGTTATCCTACAACTAAGGTATTACCATTTGGTTCTAAAACACTTGAACCTTCA